TATACCGCTTCCCATTCATCATTAGAATCAGCAGAAGGTGGTGAAACCTCTACTATATGTGTTGATACCGGAGTTGGCATTAAATAACGGTTGCCTCTGCAATCATAGCAGCCGCTCCATTAATTATTGCTTTTATTGCCGGGTCCTGTTCAACGAACCATTCAGTAGAATCATCGGCAAATTCCTCTCCCATAATAAAGTGATTAATCATAACCTTCTTAATAACACCCTGATCTGTTACAGGAGGGTAGAACCAAGCTTTCGCTGTGAGATCTAAATCCCAAACAATTGTTCTTAAGTTACCTTCATCAAATTGTGATTCCCACATATCATCAATACCAACACCATCTAAGATAATTGGTATATCACGAATCATTTCAATTTCAGGTATTTCCTTAAACACTAAATTAAATTCAGGGGTGAAATAAGGTAAAATTTGTTCTAAAATTTGTAATGCATCTTCCGTATTCTTTGTATATACAGATACAGTATAATTTAAGTCGTAAGGGACAGGATTATATACATGTTTTCTTGTGTCCGGATTAAATGGTTGACCGGTAGTTATTCTACCATGACTATTACTTTTTCTTGACGCATCATAATTTATACCATTAAGAGTAAATCCAATCCTTGGTATAAATGTTTGTACCTTAGAATCACCCTTTGTCTCTCTAAGTTTTGCAATAAATCTATTTTTATTAGCATATGATGTAGGCACACGAATTTCATCAATAACATTATCATCTTTATCAAATCGACGAAGATGAATATTATTAAACAGAGTACCAATACCAATGGTAATCTTTCGCATTGATTGATGATAGAAAGTATTACCCAACATTATGAAATACTCCCAAACGGATTAGTTTCTGAGAAGTCTAGCACTTCATCTGCCTGATATTCAATAGCATCTGTTTCTGTATTCCAACCTTTAGCTTCCCAAGTAATTTCATGATCGGTAATACTAGCACCAGAAGTCTTAGGCCAAGTAGGCTCAGATACACCTGTCATATTCATACCTGATACAGCAGTTGCCTCATAATATAGACCTGTCCATTGACCACCCGCATTTGTTGGAATAATAGTATCACCAATAGCGTATGTAGTATTTTTAATCCAGTCCGCAGTACCTACAGGTGGTTCAGCGCCTTGTAAATAATTACCGTATGTGGTTACAACACCACCAGAAGCAGTTTCAAGAGAATCAATATCAGGAATACCTGTGTTAAGATCTTCTTGAGAGTATTGAAATAATTCTGCCTGAAGTTTATAATGAGCAACAGTACCTGATGGGAAGAATGAAGAGTGTTCTTGTGATACATAAGATATTTCAAATAAACCTTTATTAAATGGGAAGTAAATTAAATCACCTTCCAATGGTTTATCCATACCTGTCAGGGTAGTAAATTCTCTAGGATTAATTGCTAAATCAATTCTATCTCTAATTTCAAGACCGAATTTAGCAAACATTTCTTGATCACCACCGAAGTCATCATATGTTTCCACATACATTTCTACATCATAGGTAGTATCAAACTTTGAAATAGTATCTTCACCAAAGATTATATCCTCATTTTGAAGAGTACGAGGCAGATACTTGCAATCAATACCCCAAAACTTAATAAATTCTTTAGTTAAATTATGTAATAAGTCTTGTTCGTTTGCCGCGGTTTGCCAATTAACGTGTGGGTTAGTCGCCATGATTTACCCCATCATCATGTCTAATGGGAGTTCGTATGTATTTGAAAACTCTTCAAGCAGATTAGTAATCTCCTCTGTAGCTTCATCATAGATTTCTTGACCTTTGATTTCTTGTCCACCAGGTAATGAAGCACCGGCGAATTTTTTAAGATTAGAACCCCATTGCTGTTTAATAAGAGCCGTGGAATATTTCTTTAACCAAGCATCATCATATAAATCAATCGCGTAACCAGTCCCCTCATCAGGAACTACTGCTCTATATCCTTTAATGATAAATGAATTACCATCAACAAGTGTTGCGCCGTGCACATACATTCTGTTGGTTGCCCTATTATGAGTATAATGACGGGCAGGTACAAAGTAACGATTCATTAACTCAATATATTCAAGTGTTAACTCGTATGTAGCGAAAGTCTCACCATCAGGTGTACCGGATAATAGATCTTCCATGGTAGCTTTACCAAACTGCCATTCCATATCCATAAATGATTCATCACCAGAACCAGAACTTGGCTCTAATAATGCTGTGATAGCAACAATATTATCAGGGATTGAAAAATACCCATTAGTAACATCGGTTGCTGTTGTTGTAATTTTTACGTATGTTTCTTCAACACCATCGTAATGGCGCTCAACAAACATTTGTATGGCATCTTCTAATCGGTCAGTAACTTGAGTCGCGTCAACCTCAATGTTGATAACCGGGGAACCCAGTTTGCGAAGTGCGTATGCGTTTAAATCTGCTACTGATTGAAGTTTTGCCATTAGAATCCTGTATGAAAAATAAAGGGACCGAAGTCCCCCTATTTAGGACTAATAAAATATTAGTCGATTGTTACTGTTACAGAACCTGCAGTAAACGTGATAACGTCGCCGTTAGTCAAAGTTTTGTCATAGTTCATAGGTGTATGGTAAAGTAAGTTACCAGAAGTAGCAGCATCATAAACACCAACGTGTGTGTATGTAGTTGCAGATGCACCATCGAATGCAGGGAAAGAAACTGAAGCACTGTTTGAAGTAGTGTTTGCGCCAGCAGGGTCAGAAAATGTAATTGCCTGACGTGCATATGCAGGGAATGAAGCTGCAGCAGCCTCTGTACCTGTACCAGCATCTGTTGGATCAGTTTCGAATAAAGCAACGTATGGTGATACGCCAGTGAAGTTTACACCGCGAAGTGTAGTGTTTAGAATTGCGTCTTCTAAATAATTTGAAAATTCACTCATGTTATTTCTCCTTAATTAAGTTGAGTTGTTGTTTTGTGTAAAATGCATTTTTTTACCATAATATTTATACAATATTATTTTTTCCAAGCATTCCATGCATCCAAGCCCCTATCATGTAATGATTTGGTTTTTCCGCGTACACCAGAAGATTTTTGCCTGTGCTTTTTGGCTTCAGATACCCACCTTTGTAAATCACTAGTTTTTGTCTTCATATGTATATTTATACAAATATTTTGTTTACAATCTTATAAATATGTGTTATAATAATATTAACTGTACAAAATAAGTAAGAACCATCACCTAAAGTCAAAAGTTAGAGTGACCGGCAACTGTTTTAACAAACCTAAATACGATCCGGAAATTGATGTGGGTACAGACACTAAATATTTAAACAAACCGAGCAGGGCGTTATGATAAGAGCCCAATGAACAGTCCTGAATTAACAGGACCTATGTTGAAGGAGGATACGGCAAACCTCATCCAGTTCCAGAATAGTCTTTAAAATCTAATAGGTCTTTATAAAAATCTAATAGGTCTTTAAATGGGCCAATAACCGGCCAAAACATTAATTAAATAATAGGAAATTCGCCGAAGGCGAACCGGCCGAAGGCCGGAATCCATACCCTTCTCGAAGCTATTCAGCCTAAGATCTAGTCCTCTTTATCTTCCAAATATAGGAAGTCAGTTTTAATTAGTTCTTTGATACCAATACGATCCATTACATCTTTATGAGCATCATGGAATGTATCGGCCATTCTATCAAGGAAAGCATATAAGTGTTATCTTGCGTTAGTATGTTTAAATGGGTGTTCTGCGAATGCTAAGTAAATATAATCATAACCAGAGTAATTCATTGCTTCATTAGTTGACCTAAATTTAAAACCATTAGATGTAAAGTCCAAATATAAGTTAGAGTTATTAACTTGTTCAGTATCAGTTGTATCTGGTCTAATATGATGATTAACAACATTATAAGTATCTCTTGTTGAATCTTGTACCCACCAGTGTTCGCCTGATGTTGTGCATTTAACCATCACATAAGCTGGTCTAAACCCAGTATAAACAAACGTACCATCAGTGCTACCGTTACCAGTATATGAGCCTACTTTAGAGTAGCCATCTACTGAGTGGAAGCAGTACATAATATATGTATCAGGGCTTCTATTCACGCCAGCAACGGCTGCTAAATTAACAACAGTAGCACTTGGATTAGTACCGTAGTTAATATCAAAATCATCTAATCCAGCAGAGGTATTATCTAACTGATACCTATTATCTGTGGATGCTTCATATACTTCCCAAGAAGCAGTAGCAGACCTATTTTTATATATAACAAACTCTGGTGCTTTAGATAATCCGTGACCTACAGTCGCATTATTAGTATCAGTACCTGTATAACTAACAATACTGAACCCAGCATCTGTATTAGCACTTACCGTTGAGGTAATAGTACCGTCTGTATTGCTTACACCAGAGCCGTTTGCTTTCCAGTTCCAAGCGACATAAGTTCTGCTTGAGGTATTCCATCTTGAAGCTGAACCAATACTAAAACCATTTGAGTTAAATGAAGTTAGTCCAGTAGGGTCTGTATATTCGGCACC